CACTAGGAATGATAGCGACTGGCGAGTCAGTATTAGTGTGCCAGAAATATTACTAAAAGGCGATATACTTGGACCACTAAAGGCAAACGACGGCGCCGCAGCATTTAACACAGGAAATAGAATGGTATTTCCGTTTAATCCGTCAGTGTTGTTTAGTCACACAGCTAATTATGCACAAGTTCAGCCAACACATACAAATTATGCATATAATGCATATGAAAGTAGTCAAGTTGATGCTATTACAATTACAGGCGAGTTTTTCCAAGAAAATGAAAATGATGCAAAGTATTGGATTGCATGTTTACATTTCCTAAGAACTGCTACAAAAATGTTTTACGGAGAAAGCGATCCTTTAGGAAATCCTCCACCAGTTTGTAGATTAAACGGATATGGAGATCATGTTCTAAATAATATTCCTGTTGTTGTAACAAACTTTACAACAGATTTACCACAAGATAGTGATTATATTGAATGTACCGTTAACGGAATTAAAAACTTTGTCCCAGTACAAAGCACAATTACAGTAACATTACAGCCGCAGTACGCAAGACGTTCGCAAGCAAGATTTAGTCTAAATCAATATGCTGCTGGCGGCCACGTCCAAGGTGACGAAGGATTTATCTAATGTCTTTTCAAAAAAACTTATCACCGTACGGAAATACACCAGTAACTAAATCAGGATACTTAGATATTTTACGTCCTAGACCAGTGCCAGTGCATCCGAACGATGTCCTTTATGAATTAAAACCAGAATATACTTACCGCCCAGACCTGTTAGCATATGTTGCATACGGATCAAAAGATCTATGGTGGGTATTTGCACAACGTAATATGGATATAATTAAAGATCCTGTATTTGATTTTGTTGCAGGTGTCGAGATTTACTTACCACAACAAGGTTTACTACGAACTAATTTAGGAATTTAAAAATGCCTGCAATTAATTTAAATGCAGCTGTAAATACAGTAACATCTACAGCAACTAACGTTGCTACTTCTACAGTATCTAATGCTGTAGGAAATGCTGTAGGAACAGTTACCAATGGTATAAATTCAACAGCAAATACAGCATTAAATAATGTATCTGGATCTCTTAACACTAATCTTGGAGATCTAGCAGGAGATTTAGCAGGCGGACTTGTAGGAGGCGCAATAGGCAATGCTCTTGGAGGCACAGCAGGAGGTCTTATTGGAGGAGCAATAGGTAGTGTTGTTGGAGATTTAATAGAAGGTGATGAAACATTTCAAAGTATATTAGCTGACCCTATAAGAATAGTTGAAAGAGGCGCAGCAGAGTTGCTTGGATTAACTGGCGGAAATTTTGATTCAGTAGTTCAAAGCTATAATGATCTTAAAGATAGAACAGGATTCGGCGATGACTTTGTTGACTCTGGTTGGAAAAGCCCGTTTTCTGCATCTGGTAAATCTGCAAGCAGAATACCAAACCCGTTAAGAAACCATAATAGTTACAACTATATTATTACACTAGGAGTTTTATCTGCTGAAGAATATAATAATCCTAATTCTTATAGATCTAGCTCAGGCGGCTTTAAAAAAATAATTTTAAAAGGCGCCGGCGGCTCCTTAGACAAACGCTATCAAGTATTTGACGAAGTCGGCGCCGACGGTAGTGTAAGCGAACATGCAGAATATTATATTGATGATATTGATTTAGAAGCAGTCATTGCACCAAATCCAAATACTGGTGTAGCAATGGGGACAAATTTATCATTTACAGTAACAGAACCTTTCTCAATGGGAAATTTTGTTGAAGCAATTATAGGTATAGCACGAGAAACAGGTTACCAAAATTATTTAGATGCTCCTTTTTGCCTAAAGTTTGATTTTGTAGGCTGGAACGAAGGTGGTCAAAATGCAGCTAACTTCTTACAACGTCCTATTTTTATTCCGATTAAATTTACAATGATCGACTTTGCTGTATCGGGCACAGGCAGTGTTTATAGTGTTAGAGCAGTTCCAATGAGCGAGTCAGGATTGTCAGACAACATATCTAAAATTAAAACTCCAATTAAAGCTACCGGAACTCTTGTTCATGAAGTATTAGAAACTTCAGTTTCTTCGGTTACAGGAGGAATGAATGCTCAAATTGAAGCACTAGAAGAATCAGAAGCAATTAGTGGATATGACCGGTATGTAATCACATTTCCAAAAACAAGGAGATCTCTTGTTGAAGCATTAGGTGCTAATGTAGTTGAAGAATCTGCATTTACAACTACTGTTGAAGAAGCAATTGCACAACAAAAAGGATCTACTCAGCCGTTAGATGGCAGTACATATCAAGCTGATAAATTGAATAATGTATCTGTGAGCCCTGCAAATTCTACATATGCAATTTTAAAAACATATGCAGAAGATGAAGAGCAAATGAATGAAATTGGTCTAAGTCCTATTAATACAAGCACTAATGTAGGCGGAGCACAGCAAGAAGCAGAACCTGCAGCAGCAATAGATCCCGATACAGGAAAAGTTGATGCATCGTCACAGGCAGCACAAGCAGCAGATAAAGCAAGAGACTATCAATTTGGCCAAGGCGAAAAAATTACTAAAATTATTGAAAAAATAGTTAACCAAAGTGATTATGCAGCAGAAAAGTCAACTGAGGGTTCTAAAAACGGATTAAACAAATGGTACAAAATTGATACACAAGTTTTTATAGACGACAACGCAGATACTGAATTTCAAATGGGGCGCCCACCTAAAGTCTATGTTTATTGTGTAGTACCATACGAAGTTGACGAAGCACACGTACTATCAACTAACCAAAAACCTGCAAATACAGAAGGTCTAAAAAAAGCTGCTGCAAAAGAATATAATTATATCTACACCGGCAAGAATGAAGATGTGTTAAATTTTGATATTAATTTTAATCAAGCGTTCATGCAGACAGCATTATCTAATTTTGGTATGAACAAAGGTGGAATGCAAACCGACAACCATAAAACTAGTACTGCTATTACAGATGTTGAAACAGGCGCGACTCCGCCCAAAGAAACAGACATTTCTCAAAAAACTGAAGCTGGCGCACCTGTTGAACAAGCAGCAACATTGGCTACAGAAAGCGGAGGAACAGTAAATCCGGATATTAGAAGACAAATTGCTGAAATGTTCCATGATAGAATTACTAATATGCCACTAGACATGGTTACTGCTGAAATGGAAATTATAGGAGATCCTTTCTTTATCCCACAAGAAACGGGCAACTATGTAGCGGAGCAAGGTAGTCTACCAAATGCAACTGATGACGGCACAATGACATATCAGCAAGCAGAAGTATTTTGTGTTGTTAATTTTAAAACTCCTTTCGATTACCAAGTTAAAGGAGCAACTATGGAAATGCCACAAATTGTTGCAGGGTTTAGTGGACTATTTTCAGTATGGGCAGTTACTAATAGATTCTCAAGAGGTCAGTTTACCCAAACACTAAAATTAATAAGGCGTAGAGGACAAGACGATCCAGCAACTACAAATAATAAAGGATTTATAGAAACTAATCCTGATGCAAACATTAAGGAAAAACCAATAACACTTGAAGGCGACCCAGGAAATCCAAACCCGCCAATTCTTCCAGAAGGTGATGCATATGATAATGCAGTTTGTAAAAGTAGTGAAAAAAGAACATTTGGATTTGATGATATAACTAAATTAATTCCGGCATTAGATTTTGATATACCTGAAATACCAATAGACATTATTCCTAGTAACTTACTAGATATAGAAATACCAGACTTGTCTGCATTTGGAGCTAATTTACCTAACTTTGATGAAATTGCATCACAAGTGACAGCATTTGATGTTAGTGCATTAGCACCTGCTGTTCCTGCTGTTCCAGCTGTTCCTAGCATACCAGGACTTCCTACACCTTCTATTCCAGCAACAGTCGCAGATGCAATAGATACTGCTATTTCGTCTGTTAGTAGTTCCGTAGGCTCTGGCAGCATTACCGGTCCTATTGGAGCTACCGGATTTGGCGGCGTATGGCAAGGCGGAGCTAACCCTGTTACTTCAGGCGCCACTGGCGCAAGCACTTCATTAACTCAAAATACTGATGGATCAGTAACAGTATCGTCTACAAACGCAGCTGGACAAACAATAGGCTTTACTGGTAACTCTGCTAATTTTCAAATTAACGGCCAGCCGCTAGAACCTCCTGCTGTATCGTTTGGTCCTGCTAATCCTAATACAACAAATCTAGTGTCAGTACCCGGCGGCGGCAGCATTACTGGCTCACCGCCAGACCCAGTATCAGAGATTCCTAACCCAGCAGAAATTGCTAATCCAGCTCTAGAAGAAACTGAATCAAACGACGGATTGACCTTCGGAGGTATCGGGTCAATCAGCGGCCTATACGGCCCCACCACCAGATAAGTATAAAAAAGGAATATTAATGCCATACCAAGATTTAGCTTATGATGCAGTACAGGACGAAGACGTTCAACAAAAAGGTGCTTCGGCTCCTGCAGAAAATTTCTCTAACGAAGGTCAGTATTGGCGCGACGAAAATAATATTATTACATATCTAACCTATGACGAATTTATTGCAGATGCTGACAGTGTTGCAATACCCCTAACACCAGATACAGTACCACCGATTATAAGGGTTGTAAATGGTGAACCGTATTTTAAAATGAAAAATAGATTTTTTGTAGCATTTGGCTCTACAAACGGAAATACTATTCGTACTTTGTATGAATTTAATGCAGACAGATATTTTAACGAAGGCGGTCAGTTACCTATTCAACCGCTTAACTCTGTAAAATGCGGTGAGTATAAAGGTATTCCAATATTTGAAGCAGATCCAACGTCTAGTAACGAACGACCCTCCGAAGTAGTTGCTATGACAACAAGTGAAAACGGTACAGAAACTACAACAACTACTAGTGATACCGGCGTAACAGAATCTAGTACCAGTAACGCTACTGAGACACCAGACGCATCAAATACTAGTACCGAAGATGCAGGTGGATCAGTGTCCCCAGAAACTGTAAGCACCGATCCTCTCCCAGTAGAAGCAACTGGTAGTAGCTACACTTATGAAATAATGAGGGCTGGATATGATCGATACGATTTTAACACTGGAAAAAAGGTAGTTGATTCTAAAACATATGCGTCTCCTGACCCAGGAGCGTCATTACCAACTCCAGTACCAGACATTCCACCAGCAGGGCCACAATAATGGCAGCAAGTTATAAAAGATCTCGACATACTGACAGTAAGTTTTCAGATTCTGGACCATACGAAGCAATAGTAGTTAATAACTTAGACACTAAGTATATGGGCGGATTAACCGTTGAATTACTAAAATACACTAGTGCTGGCGGCACTCCTGAAAGAACAGGACAACTATTAAACGTAAAATATCTTAGCCCGTTTTACGGAATAACACCAAATACTGCACTTACGCCAAACGAAGGATACCAACATACACAAAAAAGTTATGGTATGTGGATGGTACCTCCTGATGTAGGAACAAGAGTCCTAGTAATATTTGCTGAAGGAAATCCTAATTTTGGATATTGGATAGGCTGTATTCCAGCAGACTATATGAATTTCATGGTACCGGATGGCAGAGCGTCAACAGAAAAAACAACACAGCCCGATCTTCCTGACAATTTAAAAGGACGCAAACTCCCAGTTGGCGAATATAATAAACTAATTGAAGACGGTAGTTTAATCGATCCGACTCTTTTTAACAAACCGTATAATAAGGATTTTACTGAAACATTAGAAGTTCAAGGATTGTTAAACGACGAAGCTCGCGGCACAACAACTACTAGTGCAAGGCGAGAAATTCCTAGTATGGTGTTTGGTATAAGTACACCTGGTCCTAAAGATTATAGAGACGGTTCTCCAACGTCTGCAATTGGTTCTGCAAAACAAAAGATCTCAGTTCCTTCTAATAGATTAGGCGGAAGTTCGTTTGTAATGGATGACGGTGATGACAGATTTGTACGTGCAACACACGCCGAAGAAGGTCCTCCTATTTACAAAAATGTAAAAGAAACCACAGAAGGAGATCCTACAATACCACAAAACGAATTACTTCGTTTGAGGACTAGAACAGGCCATCAAATATTGATGCATAATAGTGAAGACTTAATTTACATTGGCAATGCTCGCGGTACTACTTGGATAGAAATGACTAGTGACGGTAAAATTGATATTCATGCACAAGATAGTGTTAGTATTATGACTGAGAATGATCTTAACGTTACTGCTGAACGTGATATTAATTTAGAAGCTGGAAGAAATGTTAACATAAAAGCTACAGGCCGGTACAATGATGGTAGTGCAACTGATAAAAATAGTTTTGATAATGGCAGGGTGCAAATAGAATCAGCATATAATTATAATTTACATGTTGGCGCTGACAGTAAAGTTACTGTTGGCAAAAATCACAACATTAAAGTTAAGAAAGAACAGTATATTGAAACAGGTAGTAACTTACATCTTAAAACAGATCAAGATAATAGACTATCTGCAGGAGCTTACACACATATTAATAGCGTCAAAGAACATAGGGAAACCGCAACATATATCCATATGAATGGTCCTACAGCGGCAATAGCAAATCCTGCTTCAGAAGTTGTTGTTTTAGGAACAGTTGCATTACCTAGAATTAAGCCCGGCGGCGTAATTGAAGAATATGAAAGTATATTAGCAAGATCTCCACAACACGAACCTTGGCCGCATCACGAAAACATGGATCCTTTATCATTTAAAAAATCAGAAACTGATAGGGAATCACCAGGAGGATTACCTTCTGCTAATAGGATTTTAACACCTGACACATTCTTTAAAAATATTGGAGGAAGAAAATCAAGTGCATATGTTGCAGGCTCAGGAGGACAAATAACTACAGGAGTTACAGCAAATGCATTATCAACAAATGTTGATGGAGAGCCTATAGGGTTTGTCGGTAGTGATGATTATGCCGAAAGTCCAGACTTTACTGGCGTTTATGATTATGACGGATTTTCAGGATTAGGTAAACTAAGCAGCAAATACGAATCAAAAGACGAACCAGCCGCAATTGGGTACGACAGAACCGGCGGATGGAGTTATGGTACATATCAAATAGCTTCAGCAACAGGTGCTATGGGCAACTTTATTAAATTCTGTCAAGCAGGCAGTTTTAGTGACCTAGGAAAATCACTAATGACTATAGGCGGCGAAAACGCAGCACGAGCAGGCAGTGATACATTTAAACAAGGTTGGGTAGCAATTATGGCCGATAGTGCCAATGTCGAAGCCCAACATGCATTTGGGGTTGAATTATATTTTCAACCATCTGCTAAACGTATAAAACGTGCAACTGGAGTTGATGTAATAAAAAGATCTAAAACATTAATGGATGTTGTGTGGTCTACAGCAATACAACACGGCGAAGGCGGCTGTCAAAGAATATTTGAAAGAGCAATTAGAAATACAGGAGCAGAGAATCCGTCAGATAGAGGTATAATCAAAGCAGTATACTTAGAAAGAGCCGCAGGAAACGGAATGAAATATTTTGGAAAAAGTAATTCTGGAGTAAGAAAGTCCGTTGTAAACAGATTCCGCAACGAAATGGCAGATGCATTTAAGAGTCTACAAGACGAAGTAGAAGCAATAGGGTCACCAACATTATCGCCAGGCGATAATCTTTCAACAACACCGCCAATTGGCCCACAATAATAGGGTAAATACAATATGAGCCAATTAGAAAAAAACTTATATAAACGTGTAGTAGTTCAACCTAACTTAAAAAAGTCTGCAGACGGTAGATCTTATCGAGGATTTTCTACTACTTCTAATAATCCAAAAAACTTTGGTTTATACGACTACGATTTAATTAAACAAGATTTAATAAATCATTTTCATATTCGTCAAACAGAAAAGTTGAGTGACCCAACATTTGGAACAATTATATGGGATATTTTATTTGAACCATTTACTAGAGAAGTGCAAGAAGCAGTAGTTAACGATGTAACACGAATAGTAAACTATGACCCAAGAACAAAGATAGATAAAATTCTAGTAGATACATTTGATCAAGGTATTCAAGTTGATATAACACTTACGTTTTTACCGTATAAAATACAGGATCAGTTACGTTTTAAGTTTGATAAAGAGAATGGATTATTAAGCTAAAATAATATACGCACTTTTTTCATTCAGATAAATATCATTAGTAAACAAGGAAACGTACATGTCTGCAACTGATAGGCAGTCAAGGCTACTAGTAGCTGAAGACTGGAAAAGAATTTATCAATCATACCGTAACGCTGATTTCCAAAGCTATGACTTTGATAATCTTCGTCGCACAATGATTAATTACCTGCGCCAAAATTATCCAGAAGATTTTAACGACTATATCGAGTCAAGTGAATACCTTGCACTGATTGATATGATTGCTTTCCTTGGGCAAAACTTATCATTCCGCATTGATTTAAATGCTCGTGAAAACTTCCTTGAAACAGCAGAACGTAGAGAAAGTATACTACGTCTTGCACGTATGCTTTCATATAATCCAAAACGTAATCAAGCAGCAAGCGGATTATTAAAAATTAACACAATTAAAACCACAGAAAATGTACTAGATAGTAATAGATTAAATCTAGCAGGTATTACTGTTAAGTGGAATGATCAAACTAACTCAAATTACTTTGAGCAATTTTTAAAAATCTTAAATTCTGCATTACCATTACAAAATGCAATTGGAAATCCACTAAAAACTGAAACTATTGCTGGAGTAGTAACACAAAAATATAAATTTAACGGAACATCAACAGCATCTGCAATATACCCGTTTACCAAAAGAATTGAAGGGGTAAACACACGTTTTGAAGTTGTAAGTAGTGATATTGTAGGAGAAAATATTATTGAAGAAGCACCGCTTCCCGGCAATAGTCCGTCAATGTTATTTAGAGATGACGGCCAAGGCGCAGGCAGTGCTAATACAGGTTTCTTTATGTCGTTTGTTCAAGGAAGATTAGACGCCGGAAAATTTAATGTTAGTAATCCAACACCTAATCAATCAATTGCTATTGATGCAGAAAATATTAATAATAGTGATGTTTGGTTATTTGGTTTAAATTCATCAGGATTTGAAAATCAAGCATGGACTAAAATAGACTCTGTTGAAGGCAATAATGTTGTATATAATAGTTTATTCAATAAAACAAAAGATGTTTTTGCAGTAACTACTAGGATCGGCGACAGAATCAATTTAGTCTTTAGTGACGGTGTGTTTGGAAACTTACCATCAGGAGACTTTAAAGTTTATTATAGAACAAGCTCAGGACTAAGAGCTGTAATAACACCTGCAAGTCTTGGCACAATTCAAATAGAAATACCTTACCAAACTAAAAAAGGTACTAAAGAAACATTAACAATTGGTTTAAAACTAACATATACAGTTAGCAACGGTACTGCTACTGAATCGAACGAAGAAATTAAAGCAAATGCTCCTGCAACATATTATACACAGGATAGACTAATTACAGGCGAAGATTACAACATTGGTCCACTTGCAGTAAGTCAGGAAATTATTAAAACTAAAAGTACTAACAGAATATCTAGT